CCACTATTTAATGTTTGTATTGCACCTAAAACAGCATTAATATCACTTCTTACATTTGCTCCTGTATCATTAGCTATTGTATAGTCTGTAACTTGTGACATAACTAAATTACTTTACCTTTAATTTTAAGCACCTTTACCAAATCCTACCGCAACATAGTTAAAATTTCTACTAATACTTGCATTTGATGAGTTTTTGAAATGGACAGTAAAACCTGTACCAGATACGCTTGTAACTTCAAAATAATCACCACTAGCCATATTCTGACCAGTAATACCAATAGAAGGTAAACTAGTGTTTGCACCATTTAAAGATGCAGTACCAGTAAAAAATGCTTTATCAAATGTAATAGCTTTTGCACCTGCACCACTACTTATAGCTGTAGCACTTTGTTCTGTTCTTCTTTGGAATGTTGCTGTATATCCTAACTGAGTAACTTTTATATCTTGTGCAGGGTCACTACTTGTTAATTTTGCTCTAAATTGTAAACCTCTTGCTTTATATGTACCATTAGCAAAAGTTTGAAATGCACTATAACTAGGTGAGCCAGATGGGTCTGTTTGTGTTGTTCTTACAAGTAGTTCAGCATTTACAGCAGTAGCTTCTGTACCATCAAAATCTGTATAGTCATCTATTAAACCTCTTGCATCTAATAAATTACTAGGTAAAAAACCTTCTGTTAAAAAATGTCTTTGCAGGTCTATAGAAAATACACCACCTAAATCTAATGTTGTAGCAAAATCATAAGTACCTAAAGGTACAATGCCACCAAAATCATCTAATGAAGATACCGCATCAAAGTCTGTAATATCATCAAAATTACCACCACCTACTAAATTTAATGAAGTTGTTGTTGCATCATAGGCAACATTAGTTTTAGTACCTTGAAACTGTGGATTGTCTGTATCTTCTCTCCTGGTCTGTGCTAATAAAGACCCTTGTGTATCAGGTAAATCTAAAATTATAGAAGTAGAGCTATTACTTAATATTCCTGAGTCATCAGCAAACCTTAGTAAATATTCACCTTCCAATCTAGGTACAGTAGCTTCTGTTGTATTACCTGCTAATGCTTCTATGAGGTCTACTGCATTAGAAAATGTACCACTACCATCTGTTTTTGTAGAATGACGAACATAAACCCTGCCACCATGTGTTACGTCTACATCTGTTGATAAATCCCACCTAAGTCTTATAAGTTTTTCTGATATTGGTTCTGCTGTAAGGTTACTTACATTTGCAGGTACAGCAGTTTTCCCAACAGCATTAAATGTTAAATCAGATGATGTTGCACTAATTTCTAACGCTGCATTATATGCAAATATTTGTATTTCATAAACACCTTTTTCTGTATTAAATATCTCATAATCAGGTCTACTTACTGTCTGTGAAGTGTAGTTACCATTATTAAACCTATAGTTAACCTGATATTGCGTAACCCCTGTAATTGGTTGCCAACTAATAATTAATTTTGCTACCGCCTGGTTATTAATTACTACTATCTGTTCATTAGCAATAACATTATTAGGTGGGTCTACAGGTTGGTTTAATATAGATACTGTTCTTGTAGGTAATGCAGTACCATCTTCTATAAATGCATATTTTTCTGGTACGTAAGATAATGCACTAATATTGTAATTTACTGAATCCTGTTCCTCTACTGATACAACTCTAAATTTTTGTGCAACAACTGTTGTGTCTTGTATTAACCAGATTGTATTAACATTAGGTGTTGTACTAAATGCACTATCTACAGAAACTACGGCATTAGATATTGCTGTTACATTCTTGGTTTCTACTGTCCCATCTGGCATTATTACGCTAATTGTAGGGCTGTTGGTAGTAGGTAGGTCAGTATTAGCAGTATCATCTACAGTTATTGTTGTAGTTGTCGCTGCATTTACCCTTCCACCTCTACGTACACCTGCCCTTACAGGGTCATTTATTTCTATTACAGCACCAGGTCTTAGTATTACACCGCTATCAATAGAAGTTGTAAATGTAATTACTTCACTTTCATTTTGTTCTGCAAATAAAATTGCTCTACCTAATCTTGCTGCCTGACCTCTTGATGTACACGCAAATGCAGATACTTGTTTTAAGTTAACTCCTAATTTATTAACAGCAGTCGTATCTTCTACTACTTCAAAATCTATTTCCTGTGTGTCCATGTTGAAGTAGGAAACACTTATTACGCTATGTCTTTGTTTTAGATCGCTGCCTGTATAACTAAAACCTTCTTCTGATACGTTAGATAGATTAAATAAATAACTTGCATCTGTAGGTTTATCCTGTGTAATAATCATTGCCCCTGCTGACCATATAGGCATACAACGCATTACACCAGATAATTCATTTATTAAATCAAATGCTTCTTCTGCACTTTGAATATTTACATTACAACTAAATCTAGCTTCCTGTCCTCCTAATCCGTCTGATACTAAAGTATTTGCAAACTTACTTGCAGTAACAAAAGAAAATAAATCTAATGATGCATCTGTAATATGATTGCCTAACCCATACCTTGTATCTGTTAACAGGTCTAATAAAATCATTGCTGGACAAGAAGTCCAAACCGCAGCACCCATAACACCGTTAAATATATAGTCATCTGGGTATACAATTCTGCCTGTTGCATTATCTACCTGTGGTGTACCTGATCCATTAGCACCTGCACCAGGTATTCTTACTTTTATTCCACGTATTCTATATTTACGTCTAGGAATAGAACTAAACTGCTGAGAATCTAAGCGTAAAGATAAATATCCACTATCTGCATATGTTTGCTTATCATCTATTATTTCTGCAAAGCTTGTCCATTGAAATGCGTCTATTAATGATGTAGATGTACTATCAGCAGTAACTCTATTTACTCTTATATCAACAGGAAAATTACCTGTAATATTTACCCTGTAATCTTTTTGATATGCGTCAGCAGTTCTACCTGTAATAGTGTCTGTAATAAGTGTTGTAAAACCACCGCTATTATATTGAACTGCTATAGACAGTTGTACAGTAGAGCCTAATAAATCACCTTTTTCTGTTGCTTCTTGTAGCTGTGGAAAAGTAACTGCAACCTTTACTGCGTCAACATTTGTATTAGTAATACTTCTTGTTACAGGTGATGCTTTTGTAACTACAACACCTACATCAGTTGTAGATTCTGAACTTTCAATACCTGGTATATGTGTTTGATTGTTTGTACCAAATCGAGGTGTAAAACCCACATTCTGAAAATTGAAATCAGTTGTATTTGGACTAGATGAAGATGCTGTAGATTTTAAAACAGGTGTATCATTTAAAAATACGTCTTTTAATGCAGCATTATTATAAGCAGTTGTTCCTTTTGTAAGACCTTCTTTTGATGGTGATGAAAAACCTTCTATCTCACCTTCTGATACAAGATCAAGAAAACTAGCAAATTGTTTTGAATGTAAAGTATCAGGTGTTCTTGTTGGTTGTGGTGGTTGTGGTGGTGATGGATTGCCACCTGCACCTTTTATAATTTTAGGTTTTGTCATGCTCTAACCTGCTCAGTATCAATACCTGCACTTATTACAACACTACCTGTAAATATTTCACCATAAACAATAGGATGTGTTGTACCAGCCCTGCTTGATTGTTGTATGCCACTAAAGCCAAAAGATATTCTAGGGTCAGATGAATTACTAATTTCTTTAGGTTTTGGTACAGGAAATAGCATACCGCTTACACCGCTAAGAACCATACCTGCACCTATTAAACTAACTGCTGTACCTACTTTTGTAAGCACCCCACCTGCAACTGCAGCTTTACCAAAAAAACTTGTTGTACCAAAAGCACCTGCACCAGGAAACAAAAATGATGCACCTATTAATGCAGCACCAGTAAGTATTCTGCCAACATTACCACCAGCACCACTTATAACAGGTACAAAACTTATATCTTGTTGACCTATAGGGTGTTGTATTTCAGTCTCATCTATCTCATATTTGTTTACAAGTACCTTATATTGTCTGTTAGCCATATATGCTTCTGCATCAGGAAAATTATTTATTAAAAAACTTACAGCCTGTGGTACAGAATGTACTTTTACTTCAAACTGTTTATGGCCTATAAATTCAGCTAAATCACCATATAATTTTACTTTACGCAACATAACGATACCTCCCACCTGTACATTTTAACAACCATTGAGAATAGGGTTCTCTACAAGATAGTCTATCCGTTAAATGGTGTAAAACATCACCATCTAAAAAAATAGCTACATGATTTAAACCAGGAGATCCTATAGACATAAATAACAAATCTCCATAAATAGTTTTTTCTTCTGTTCTAAGTTCTCTAAAACCAGTTCTCCATGCACAAGTTTCAAATAATGGATTAAGAATAAATTCTTCTGGTGTCGGTGGTCTATCCCAATCTTTAAGTTCAATACCTTTTTCTTTTTTATACCAATCTCTTACTAAGCTATAGCAATCAGTAACACCCCAAACCCACGGACGGCCAAGTAAATCAGGTTTATATCCACACGGTTCACAATATCCCCATTCTTCTGTTTTTGGATTAATAATATGCCACGGTAGTTTACTTTGTTCACAACTAATTTTATCTGCCTGACTAGCTACAGCAGGTGTTACAGGATGACTATGAACAATAGCAATAATCTCTCCAGTATTATCAGCTTTTACATAATCTTCTGGATCAAGAATAAAACATTGATGTGATGTCATAGATAAATTACGACAAGGATAATATTTTTCTTTTCCTCGAATATTCAATAATAAACCACAAGACTCTTTAGGATCTTGGTCTTTTGCATGAACAAGTGCTTCTTCTTTCCAAGTCATCCAATAAAAGTACCAATACTAGGAAATAAAGCTCTTGTACATTGTCTACCAATTCTTACACCTGCAAGATCAAAAGATGCAGCTAATTCAAATGAAACTACATTTCTATTTTCTGCTGATTTTCTAGCAATAGTAT